TATTGATTCCGTCAAGTCGTTCTCGGAGATCCTCTACATCCTGATGAATGGTGCTGGCGTTGGGTTCTCAACCGAACGCCAGTACATCAACCTGCTCCCAGCTGTGCCATCCGTTCTGACCCCTGCAAAACTGCAGTGGTTGGTCGGGGATAGCAAGCTGGGGTGGGCTGAGGCATACGATCACCTGCTGATGGGGCTTTACAAGGGCTTCATTGTCACCCTCGACCTGAAGGACGTTCGACCCAAGGGTTCCCCCCTTAAGACTTTCGGGGGGCGCGCTTCTGGGCCTGAGCCTCTGCTCCAGCTTATCAAGTTCACCGTCAAAACGTTCAAGAGCGCAGCTGGGCGCAAGCTCAATTCCCTTGAGGTCTACGATCTGGTCTGCATGATCGCTAACTGCGTGGTCTCAGGAGGAGTCCGTAGGAGCAGCACGATCAACCTCAGCAACCTCACGGACATTCGCATGCGGGATGCCAAGGTAGGACAGTTCTACCTTGAGCACCCACAGCGGATGCTCAGCAACAACAGCGTGGTGTACACGGAGAAGCCTGACATGGGCATCTTCACCGAAGAGTGGTTACATCTCATGCGCTCAGGGTCGGGCGAGAGAGGAATCATCAACCGTGAATCGCTTACCGCTTCTGCTGAGAATACGGGTAGAGAACCACGCGACTTCGGAACTAACCCCTGCGGAGAGATTATACTTAGAAACAAGCAGTTCTGTAATCTCACCGAAGTCATCGTCAGACCGAGTGAGAACTACCTTGACCTCAAGCGGAAGGTCAGCTATGCCGTCCTCTTGGGTTCCCTCCAGAGCGGCCTCACCTCCTTCAAGTATCTCTCGCCTGAGTGGAAAACCAACTGCGAGGAGGAGCGTCTCCTCGGAGTCTCCCTCACAGGGCTGACGGACAACCTCACGATCTGGCCTTACCTCAAGTATCTCAGAGAGGATGCGTGGCAATATGCGGACGCAATATCAGAAGAGATGGGCACTACTTGTCCCAAAGCGATCACATGTGTCAAACCGAGTGGAACTGTTTCTCAACTTGTGGGCTGTGCTAGCGGCATTCATCCTCGTCACAGTCCTTGGTACCTTCGTCGTGTTCGGGTTTCCAGTTCTGATCCTGTGGCTCACCTCCTAATTGAACAGGGAGTTCCCTACCACCCAGAGACAGGACAGGACATCAGCAATGCCAACACCTTAGTCTTCGAGTTCCCACAAGCAGCACCAAAGGACAGCGTGTTCCGTGGACGCCCTGCGTTGGAGCATCTCGACTATTGGCTCATAGTGAAGAAGGACTGGTGTGACCACAACCCCAGCTGCACGATCTACGTCAAAGAGCACGAGTGGCTAGAAGTAGGTGCTTGGATCTACAAGCACTGGGACTGGATCGGCGGGCTCTCATTCCTGCCGTACGATGGAGGAGTCTATGAGCTGGCTCCTTACGAAGAGATCACAGAAGAGGAGTATGTTACACGAAAACGTGCTATGCCCTTCATCGACTGGTCCTTATTAGGGGAATACGAGCGAAACGATAATACTGAGGGGTCCAAGACCTACGCCTGTACAGGAGACAAGTGTGAAATCTTCTAACCACACCTCACTCAAAGGGAATACAAAGGATATAGCTCAAACTTTAGTAATGGTTCAACTGCTGGAAGAGGCTTTCCCAGATAGGTGTCCTTCACTAATCATGACGGACAGGGAAATCTGGTTCTATGCAGGAAAAGTAAGTCTTATCAAGTTCATGCGAGCTAAACTTGAAGAAGCTACGGAGTCAATACCGGAGGTTCTTACATGAAAAGGAGATAATCATGTGCTTTGCCAGTGCACCAAAGGCACCACCTGCGCCTCCGCCCCCGGCTCCCCCGGTCGCTCCAATCGAGATTGCTCCGACTGAGGACGCTGCAGCGGCGAGGAAGCGGAAGAGGCAGGGAGTGAATCTGCTTCAGATCCCGCTGACCGAGACTGTCTCAGCTGGCCTTGGGATTCCAAAGGTTCTGTAAGTGGCTGATCCCACTGCGAAAGTTAGCATCAAGGGGAGGTGGGCAAAGTTAGATGGTGAGCGTAGCATGGTCCTGCAGAGAGCTCGCGACTGTGCGAAAATTACGATCCCTCAGCTTCTCCCGCCTCAAGGCTCCACTCAAGCCACAAAGTTCAACACCCCGTGGCAATCACTGGGTGCGCGTGGCGTTAACAACCTCGCTTCGAAACTGATCCTCGCCCTCTTCCCTCCGAACCAAGCTTTCTTCCGTCTTAAATTGGACGACTTGGTTGTGGAGAACCTGAGCCAAGAACCCACCGCAAAGACCATCGCTGACGCTGGCATGGCAAAGATGGAACAGCTGATCCTCGATGAGTTGGAGAGCAGGGCTGTTCGCATGGGTGCATTCGAAGCGTTCAAGCACCTGATCGTCACAGGCAACACCCTCGTGTTCGTTCATGACACTCAGGGAATGCGTGTGTATCGCTTGGATCAATACTGCGTCAAGCGCGATCCGATGGGTAACGTGCTGGAGATCATCACCAAGGAGCAGATCAGCTTCATGGCGCTGTCTCCTGAGCTTCAGGCTCAGATCCAGATGGACGCCAAGGATGCAGAGAACGTCGATGCCAAGCCTCTCGATCTCTACACCAGAGTGACCCGCTTGGATGAACAGTGGCAGATCGTTCAAGAGATCAACGACATTGAAATCCCCGATTCCATCGGAACCTATCCTCTCGACAAGTCTCCGTTCATTCCGCTGAGGTGGAGTGCGCTTGCTGGTGAGGACTATGGGCGTGGACTCGTGGAAGAGTATCTTGGGTACCTGCAGTCACTGGAAGTTCTGACTCAGGCTATCGTGGAGGGCTCCGCAGCTGCGGCTAAGGTGCTCGTCATGGTCAACCCGAACAGCACGACCCGCATCAAGAAGGTGGCCGAAGCAGCGAACCTCGATGTCATTGAGGGGATTGCAACGGACGTCACCTTCCTCCACATGGAGAAGTATGCGGACTTTAAGGTTGCGCTTGAAACCATGAATGGAATCAAGACGGACCTGTCAGCGTGTTTCCTCCTGAACTCCAGCGTACAGCGCCAAGGGGAACGGGTTACCGCTGAAGAGATCCGGTACATGGCGAAGGAACTGGAAGATGCATTGGGTGGTGTCTACACCGTCCAGAGCAAGGAGTTCCAGCTTCCCCTTGTACAGATTATCAAGCTTCAGATGGAGAAAGGTAAGCGGCTCCCGCCGCTCCCCGCCGATAAGGTGAAGTTAGTCATCACCACGGGGCTCGAGGCTCTGGGTCGTTCACATGATCTGGTGAAGCTCAATACCTTCATGCAGGAAATTGCGGTTCTCGGGGAGGAGACTATCAGGGAGTACGTCGATGCGAGCAACTTCATCTCGCGCTGTGCGACGGCTACCGGGGTTGATCCCAAGGGTCTCGTGAGAGATGAGAAAACCGTGCAAGCCAGTAGAGCACAGCAAGCCCAGCAAGCACAACAGACACAACTCGGATCAGATGTCATCAAGTCGGGTGCTGCTGCACAAGTTGCGAAAGGAATGATGGAACAAAATGCACAAGGACAAGGAGGGGGAATGGGAATGCCCGGAGCCACCTCTGGAGCGTAACCTCCCAACCATAGCAATACCTGTACGAAAATCTGAACCACAAGGAAAGGATGTATATGCCCGAACCAGCTGTGGAGACCACTCCCGCTGTAGTCCCTGCGGTAGTGCCACCTGTAGCACCGGAAATTGTTCTTCCGTCCGAGGCCCCCAAAGAGAAGCTGCTCGCCGGTAAGTACAAGACCGTCGAGGAACTCGAGAAGGGCTACACCGAGATTCAGAAACTGATGAGCGGGAAGAAACCCGCTGAACCTGTCACTGACCCAGCAACACCCCCGCCTGATCCTGCAGCCGTTGTCGAAAAGGCTGGACTGGATATGGCGGTGCTGAACAAGGAGTTCGCCGACACGGGTGCGCTGTCGGATGCAAGTCTCAAGGCTCTTGAAGGTGTCGGCATTTCCAAGGAAGTTGTTGACACCTACATCGCTGGTCAGCAAGCGCTGGTCGAGCGGGAAGTTGCCAAGGTTCATGACCTCGTGGGCGGCAAAGACAACTACGATGGCATGATGAAGTGGGCTGCACTCAACGTCCCCGCTGGGGAAGCTGAGGCATTCAACACCGGCATGGCGGGAGACTTCAACTCGCAGAAGCAAGCGGTTGAAGCCCTGCGCACCAAGTACCTCAGGGCTGTGGGCAGTGACCCGAAGATTCTCTCCGGGGAACTCGCTGTCTCAGGCGCACAGGGGTATGAGTCTCGCGCCCAGATGGTCGCGGACATGAGCGACCCTCGGTACCAGAAAGATGAAGCGTACCGCCAGAAGGTAGCAAACAAGCTCGCTCGCACTACTGCATTCTAGTCATCCCACCGGGGACGCTATGCGCCTCCGGTGCCTGTGGGGGGCTGCGGCCCCTCACCACACAATCAC